CTTAATTCCGCGGTTTCGCGAGAGATACGGCTAAAACATCCACAGAAAATGGAAGAAATGCGAAAAAAAAGCAGAGAAAATTGGATTTATCGATATTACCAAGACATCAAGGAAGGGTCCGTGATTGTCGGGCAGTATATCGAAGCCATCATGGAGATCATCGTTGCCGGGATTAAAGATAAGACATACATCTTTGACCAGAAGAAGGCCGATGATGCCATTGAGTGGATTGAGACGCATGCATTCCATACAGAAGGCGAGCTTGCCACGAAGCCGCTGATTTTAGCAACCTGGCAGAAGGCTTTTCTTTCCTGTTTGTTCGGAATTGTGAAAGAGGATGGAAAAAGGTACTTCCGGGAAGCGATTTTGGTGGTGGCGAGGAAAAACGGCAAGAGTCTCTTCGCTGCAGCAATAGCAAGATATGTTTGGTGCTTGGAAGGTGGTTTTGGCGCGAAGATTTACAATATCGCTCCGAAATTTGACCAGGCAGATATTATATACAACAACGTCTGGCAGATGACTCTTTTGGATCCTGAATACCAACGGATGAAAGAGATCCTGTCAGAGAAGGATATGCACAACAAAAAGGTCCATGATGATTCGATGTTGCCGAAGCATAGAATGTCAGATCTTTACATCACGGGAACCAATTCCAGTGTGAAGAAGATTGCTTTCAACGCTAAAACATCGGACGGTTTCAATCCTTCATTGTGCATATGTGATGAGGTTGCTTCCTGGGAAGGTGATGGCGGCCTTAAACAGTATGAGGTCATGAAGTCCGGTATGGGCGCAAGACCTGAAGGCATAATGCTCTCATGCACCACAAGCGGTTATGTCAATGATTCGATATACGATGAAATCATAAAGAGATCCACAAGATTTCTGAAGGGCGACAGTGAAGAAAAAAGACTGTTGCCTTTTTTATACATGATTGATGATGTCGAAAAGTGGGACGACATCACAGAGCTTCACAAGAGCAATCCGAATTTGAATGTATCAGTTCCGGTTGACTACTTGCTGGAAGAGATTGCTATTGCAAAGGGTTCGCTATCCAAAAAGGCCGAATTTCTTTGTAAATACTGCAACATCAAACAGAACAGCAGCCTTGCTTGGCTTGATGCCAGGGTGGTGGAGAAGAGTGCTGGCGAAGCGCTTTCTTTGGATGACTTCCGAAGCAGCTATTGTGTGGCAGGGATTGACTTGTCACAAACCACTGACTTGACAAGCGCTTGTGTCGTGATTGAGAAGAACGGCGAGCTGTATGTCTTCTCAAAATTCTGGCTACCAGCAGAGAAGATTGATGAAGCTACCACAAGAGATGGCCTGCCGTATCAGATATACATCCAGCGTGGCTTGCTTGAAGCCAGCGGCGACAATTTTGTTGATTACCATGATTGCTTTGACTGGTTCAAGATGCTGGTGGAGCAATATGAGATCTTGCCATTGATGGTGGGATATGACCGCTACAGTGCACAGTATCTGGTGCAGGATCTGAAGACGTATGGATTCAGGACGGATGATGTGTATCAGGGTGAAAATCTTTGGGGAGTTCTTCAAGAGATGGAAGGCCTTATGAAAGATGGCAAGGTCCACATTGGAGACAATGATTTGTTGAAAATTCATCTGCTCAATTCCGCTATCAAGATGAGCGCGGAACGTGGCAGAGGAAAATTGATAAAACTAAACCCGTCAGCTCATATTGACGGTTGCGCTGCACTGGCTGATGCTTTCACAGTGCGGCAGAAATGGTATGACGAGATAGGCGACAGATTGAGGAATGAAGCATGAGTTTATTTGACGCACTTTTCAAAAAAACACCGAAACCAAAGGGACAGTATGGCGGCATGTTCAAGCTGCTCAATGGCTATGTACCGCAGTTCACCACTTATTCCGGGAGTGTGTATGAGTCTGAACTTATCAGGGCGGCTATCAATGCCAGGGCGGTCCACATGGGAAAGCTCAAGATTGAGATTAAAGGATCCGCGAAGCCTGCATTGAGGGTGAAGCTGCAGCATGCACCGAACAGGTTCCAGAGCTGGAGCCAGTTCCTGTATCGCTTGAGCACGATCCTTGATGTCAACAACACGGCTTTCATCACTCCTATCTATGATGAGTATGGCGAAGTCAGTGGTATTTATGCGCCACTGCCTCAAAAGTGTGAGCTGGTGCAGTATGGCGATGTCCCTTATCTGCGATATACATTTTCAAATGGTGACCGGGCAAGCATTGAGTTGGAAAACTGTGGCATCATGACCAAGTTTCAATATTCAGATGACATGTTCGGGGAGAATAATAACGCACTCATTCCGACAATGGACCTGGTTCACATCCAGAACCAAGGTATCAAGGAAGGAGTCAAGTCCGCTGCCACCTACAGATTTTGGGCGCAGGTAAACAACTTCTCAAAGGTTGAAGATCTTCGCAATGAGAGGAAGCGGTTCACAGAAGAAAACTTCTCTGCTGATGCACAGGCAGGAGGTGTTCTGCTCTTCCCGAACACGTACAACAATATAAACCAGGTTAAATCAGAGCCGTGGGTTGTGGATGCAGAGCAGATGGCTGCTATCCGTAAGAACGTCTTTGAATACTTCATGGTCAATGAGGATATTCTGACGAACAAGGCCTATGGTGACAACTGGATTGCTTTCTATGGCGGCGCGGTTGAACCTTTTGCGATCCAGTTCAGCGAAGTGGTCACAAAGATGCTTTATACCTTCAACGAGCAGAGCCGCGACAATCAGATTGTTGCTACCACAAACCGCTTGCAGTACATGAGCAGTCAGGAGAAGCTTCAGATCTCTTCGCAGCTTTCAGACCGTGGCATCTTGAGTCGTGATGATGTCAGGTGGATATGGGGCCTTGAGCCACTGCCGAATGATGAAGGCAAGGAATACATCATAAGAGGTGAGTATTGGAATGCCACTGAAAAGATAAACGGCGGTGGCGAAGATGATGACAACACGGAGGACAACGGTAATGAAGAAGGAAATTAGAGCATTCAGCTTTGAGGTCAGAGCTGAACAGAATGAGGAACATGGAACCCACTTGGTGGGGCAGCCAATAGTCTACAACGAAAGAACAGATCTTGGCTGGTATGACGAGATTATAGCAGATGGCGCACTGAACGAAACGGATCTTCGGGATGTGCGTTTTTTGATTAATCATAACACCGACATGATACCGCTTGCGAGATCACGGAACAACAATGCAAATTCCACAATGCAGTTGCAGGTGGTTCCGAATGTCGGCATGACGATCCGCGTTGACCTTGACACAGAAAACAATGCGGATGCAAGAAGCCTTTACTCCGCCGTGAGCCGTGGTGACATTTCCGGAATGTCGTTCATGTTCGTGGTGGATAAGGATACATGGAGTGATATTGACTCTGAACATCCTACAAGGACCATTGAGAAGCTTTCCAAGGTCTTTGAGGTATCAGCTGTCACATTCCCTGCTTATGAAGCTACCTCAATACAGGCTAGAGGCCTTGCTGATGCGCTGGATAGTGCAAAGGCATCACTGGATAGTGTCAGGGCTGAAAAGCGTGAGATTGAGCGCAAAAAACAAAAAATAAGAATTTTGATGGAGGTATAAAGCTATGGAACTGAAAAACAAAACAGTTGAAGAGCTTGAGACTCGTAAGAGTGAAATCGGCGCTGAAATCGACAATGATGGCGCAGATCTTGATGCACTGACTGAAGAGGTCAGAGCAATCAATGAGGAACTTGAGACAAGAAAAGCAGAAGCAACCAAAAGAGCTGAAATCAGACAGGCTGTTGCCGCTGGTGAGGGCGAGGTTGTTCAGACTTTCAAAGCACCTGAAGTAAGGGAGGAAAAGAAAATGTTTGGTGTTGATTCCAAAGAGTACAGAGATGCATGGACCAAGTCCATTGTAAAGCGTGAGCTGAATGAGGAAGAGAGAAGTGCTCTCTCATCCGCTGGCGCTGTTATCCCCACTATGACCGTTAACGCAGTATGGGACAAGCTGGTTAAGCCTGCAGAGCTTCTTGGCAAAGTTGATGTAAGCCAGTTCGCTTCTTATGTTCGTTTCCCGAAGGCAACGACCGTGAACGCGGCTTCTTCGCAGGCTGTTGGCAGTGAGATCAGTGAGTCTTCTGACGCTGTTGGATATGTTGACCTTATCCCCAACGAATATGTGAAGCTGCTTACTGTTGGCGCTGACATCGACCATATGGCGATTGATGCAATCCATGACTGGATTGTTGACAATCTTACCAAGTCAATCAGATATGCAATCAATAAGGACATCCTTGTTGGATCCGGTACAAATGCCCTTAAGGGTATCAAGCAGAGCGTTGATGCTGATGCTTCCGGTCTTCCTGCTACCATCACCAAGGCATCCATTCTCAAGATCATGGGTAAACTTGGTGGCGCTTACCAGCAGGGTGCAATCTGGATCATGACCCCGGAAATGTTCTATGAGAACATTCTTACACTTACCGCGCTGAATGATTACATCATCAATGATGGCTTCACCTTCAGGCTGTTCGGTCATGATGTTGTTCTTATGAGCGAAGCACTCATTTCCAGCAAGGAGACCATCTTCTACGGTGATCCTTCTGCTTACAAGGTAAACATCTTCAAGCCGCTTGAAGTTAAGCCTTTTGAGACCGCAACGACCACGAACATCCAGTTCCGTGGCGCTTGCCTTGCAGATGGTGAGCTGCTTGATACCAGCGCATTTGTAAGATTCGCACAGACCTGATGACAGAGTAAACCCGAAAGCCAAGATTGAAGAGAGGTAGAGAATGAAAACACTGGTTGCAGTGCCGTGTATGGAGATGCTTAAAACAAAGTTTGTGGATTGTCTTTTGAAGCTACCACAAGACGAGTACCAAGTCGAATTTGGTGTTGCTTCGCTGATATACGACACGCGCAATCAGTTCATAGATAAAGCCATCGGAGGTGGCTATGAGCGAATGTTCTGGATTGATTCAGACATGGTCTTTGATGCTGCCACGATGGCTTATCTCAATCAAGATCTTGACAAGGGTTATGACTTTGTCGCTGGACTTGCTTTCAAGCGGAGAAAACCTTTTACACCGGTGATATTTAGCGAGCTTGACATCATCAAAAACCCGAATAACAGCCTGACACCTATCGCCAAGACTTTCAAAGACTATCCAAAAGATTGTCTCTTTGAGGTTTGTGGTTTTGGTTTCGGTTTTGTCGGAATGAATGTGGCAGGCCTGCAGAGGGTTGTTGATAAGTATGGCAAGAGACTCTTTAGTCCTTATACCTGTTTTGGGGAAGATCTTTCCTTCTGTGTAAGGGCGAAGTCAGCTGGCGAAAAGCTTTACTGCGATTCACGAGCTGAAGTTGGTCATGTCGGTGAGTATATATACGACTCTGAAATGTACGAAAGGACACGAGATGATAGAAAAGGTGAAGCTTGCGTTAAGGATAATGACTGACGCATTTGATTATGAAATTGAAACCCTGATAGCTGCCGCAAAAGCTGATCTTGGCATTGCAGGTGTTGAGGTTCCTGAAGTGATAGATCCTATCTGTGAGCGTGCAATCATCACGTATTGCAAGCTGAATTTCGGGGAACCGGACAGGGTGGAGATGTATGACCGCTTGAAGGCATCATATGACGAGCAGAAAGCACAGCTTTCTATGGCAACGGGGTACACATCATGGACAGAAGCAACGTAATCACGCTGATAGGCGAGAAGAGGACTCCTGATGAATTTGGAGTTTCGATGAAAACACGAATATACAGGGATGTCTTCTGTAATGTCTCAAGCGTGACTGCCACAGAGTTTTTTGAGGGTGGCAGGTCCGGTCTTAACCCTGCCTTCCGCATGACGATGTTTGCCGGTGATTACAAGGGCGAAAAGATGCTTGAGTATAACGGGCTGACTTATGCAATTTACAGAACGTATCTGAAGACGACTGACACGATTGAACTCTATGTAGAGCGCAAGGGCGGTACAAATGGCAAGCAAGAAGATTTTAGCGTCACAACTTCCTGATGCAATCAAAAGTATCCTGGATGAATATGCAGGTGAAATTGAAGTGAATATCAACGAGATCACAGCCAAAGTGACCAAGGAAGGCGCAAAGGTTCTGCGTGCAGAGTCAAAGCAAAAATTTAAAGATGTGAAGCTGAAGAGGGGACGTTATGGAACCGGCTGGACAACTCAAATGGAAACAGGAAGGTTTTCAGCGCAAGGAACCATATACAACAAAAAATACCCTGGCTTACCACATCTTCTAGAGCATGGTCATGCTATGAGAGGCGGCGGCAGAGTTAAAGGCAAGCTGCACATTGAACCCGTGGAAAAGATGGTAATTGAGAACTATGAAAAGGTGATAACAGATGAGCTTGAGAGAAATAGCTGAAATGATAGCGCAAATGGGACTTCCTTTTGCTTACAGAGCGTTTGAGGAAGATGATCCTGACAATCCGCCACCTGCTCCGCCTTTTATTTGTTATCTATACACAGGCAATGTCCCGGAGCCGGCTGACAACACAAATTATGCCAGGATTGAAACGCTGGCGATTGAACTATACACAGACCACAAGGATTTCACGCTTGAAGCAGCTGTTGAGGCAGTTTTGAACAGCAATGAGCTGGTTTTTGACCGTGAAGAAGTGTGGCTGAATGATGAGCGCATGCAAATGACAACTTACACAATGGAGGTGCTGATAAATGCTAATAAGATTATGTATGGACTGAAAAATGTTCATTATGCCAAACTTACAGAGACCACTGACCCCATTTCGGGTGAAGTGACCTATTCTTATGGAACAGTGAAGGCATGGCCCGGAGCCGTTTCTCTTTCTTTAGAGCCGCAGAGCGACGTGCTCAAAGAGTATGCAGATGATGTTGAGTGGTATGTTCAGGAGTCCAACAACGGTTATGAAGGCGACTTCGAATACGAAGTAATGCCCGAAGATTTCCGTGAGAACATCCTTGGTGAGACAAAAGACTCCAAGAATGTCTTCGTTGAGACTAACCTTGTTTCCACCACTTATTTTGCTCTTCTCTTTGAAATCAATGGCGACGTGGCAAAGCGCAGGAATGCTTTCTATAAGTGTTCTGCAACTCGTGAGAAGAACGATGCGAAGACGAAGTCTGAAAACATCGAAGCTACTCATGGAACAGTAACCATCACAGCTATCAGCCGTGGTGATGGTCTTATCAAGTCCAGCACTGGCGAGAACGTGAATGCATCGGTTTACAACAACTGGTACAGCACCGTTTACGAGCCGCAGATTGCTTCCACCTGATAAGCTACACAGACAAGCAGGCCCCAAGGTGAAATATCTTTGGGGCCTTTTTTACGAATGACAGAAAAGGAGACAAAAGACTATGTTTGCAGAGATTACTTTGACCACAGTAGAAGGCGCGGAGCGTAAAGTTCCCATGCTTTCACACGCAGCTATCCCAATTAGGTATAAAAACCTATTTCACAAAGATTTGATGATTGAAGTCGCCAACTTTCTTGGTGAAGGTGGCATGGATGACAGTACCTTCAGTACAGTCATGGATATGGTGCCGCAGCTTTCATATGTGATGGCAATGGCAGCGGAACACGTTGACATGTCAAAGCTGACATTTGATGGATATGTAGCATGGCTTGAAGGTTTTTCTTCGGAAACTTTCATCATGCATTCCGGTGAGATCATCAACATCTACTATGGAAACATGAAGGGGGATAGCAAACCAAAAAACCCCAAAGCCCGACAGTCCGCGAAATAAACACGGCGGTTTATTTATTAAGGGCGAAGCAAATCGGGCTGACAATCAAAGAAATGGAAGAAATTGACCTTGGTCTTGTGTATGACATGCTCATTGAACATGGCAATGACAGCTGCGATTACAACACCAAGGCATCACAGAACGACATAGATTTACTTTTAGGGTGACACTTATGGCAAGTAAGCGAATTAAGGGCATTACCATACAGATCGGAGCTGACACAAGAGAGCTGAACCAGGCTATCAAAGAATTTGAGAGCAATATCAGCAAATCAAAGTCACAACTCCGTGATGTCAACAATCTTCTCAAGATGGATCCGAAAAACACGGTTCTTCTTACACAGAAGCAGAATGCTTTGACGGAAGCCATCAAAAACACGGAAGAGAAGATAAAAGAAGAATACAGGGCGCTTGAACAGCTCAAAGCAGGTCCTCAAAATGATAAGACTATTGAGCAGCAGGAGAGGCTTTCCAGGGAGATCATTGCCAACGAGCAGGATCTGAAATCACTCAAAAATGAGTATAAGGATTTTGGATCTGTAGCACAACAGCAGGCCAAGGTTGCCGCTGATGGCATGAAAGAAGTTGGTCAGACTATCCAGCAGGCTGGACAGGGTATCACCGATGTTGGCAAAAGCATGACCAAGTATGTCACTGCTCCTATCGCTGCAGCTGGCGCGGCTTCTATCAAAAGAGCGGCTGACTTTGAAGAAGGTATGAGCCGTGTGCAGGCTATTTCGGGCGCAACTACAGAGCAGATGCTTGCTCTTGAAGAAAAGGGCCTTGAGATGGCTGCAAAAACGAAGTACACAGCCAGTGAGACCGCTGATGCATATGCTTACATGGCTATGGCTGGATGGAAGAGCGAAGAAATGATTGCAGGTCTTCCTGGTGTCATGAACCTTGCCATTGCTTCCGGTGAAGACCTTGCTGACACTTCGGATATTGTCACTGATTCACTCACAGCATTCAATCTTACTGCGGAAGACACAGACGAATTTGTGAATGTATTGGCGGCAGCGGCTACCAATTCCAACACCACAGTTGGCATGATGGGACAGGCCTTCAAATATGCCGCGGCCCCTGCAGGTACACTGGGATATAACATCAATGACGTGGCGCTTGCTCTTGGATTGATGGCGAATAACGGTATCAAGTCTGATATGGCTGGTACATCCTTGAGGAACATGTTCAACAGGATGGCGAAGCCTACAAAAGAGTCACAGCAGGCCATTGACAGAATGGGACTTTCACTCTATGACGCACAGGGAAACATGTACACCTTCCGTGAGGTCATGGAGCAGATGCGTGCCGGCTTCAGTAACATCAACATGAGTGCTGAGGAATTTGACAGAAGAGTATCACAGCTTGACCAGGATCTGGCGGATGGAACTCTGACACAGGCGAAGTATGACAAAGCACTGGAAGAGCTTACGCTTGAAGCTTTCGGCGCTGAACAGGCAGAGAAAGCAAGAGCTGCTGCCATGCTTGGTGGTACAAGAGCAATGTCAGGCTTGCTTGCCATTGTAAACGCTTCAGATGATGAGTTTTATGGCCTTGCAGATGCTATTGATTCATCTAGTGATAAATTTGCCATGTTGGCAGATGGTTCCATTATGCCGCTGAATGAAGCGCTTGAGAGTGGCGCTGAAATCATAGGCGAGTACAATGGACAGGCTGAAGCAATGGGTGCTGTCATGCTTAACAACGTCAATGGACAGATGACAATCC